ATTCTGTCTCAAAATATTGATTATAGACTATGGATATCAAGACTTGGTGAGGTTGATGTCAGTACTGTTAATTCACCCGAATCTGATCAAATTTTAGTCTCAACACAGACACTACTTGGTTCACTACTCAAGTCACAGAACGCATCCACATGGACACCATCACAGTATGAGGATCTGACGTTTGAACTATACAGGGCTAGTTTTGTACCATCTGGTAGTGTTCAACTCTTCAATCCAGATCTTCCAAGTGATGAAGAGGTCATTCCCGATAATGGGATTGCATCACAATCCAAGACAATTAGGGTTGGTCTCGGAACCACAGCTCACGAAACTGGATTGTTGCCTGGTCAATTGATCACCCAAACCACTACTGGAGCTACCGGTAGGTTTGTTGGATATGGTGGATCAGCCCTTGATGATAGTTTGAATATCATCAATGTTGGTACTGGATTTACCCCATCATCGGGAACATTCTCATACACCAATGTACCCTTCACATCAATTAGTGGTCATGGTAGGGACGCCATTGGTGGAATCACCATTACTGATGGTGTTGCTGTGGCCGCCACGATCACCAGTGGTGGTGATGGTTATCAGGTTGGTGACATCCTTTCACCCACCACAGTTGGATTACAGGGATTGGGTTCTGGAATTAGAGTTTCCATCTCTACCATCTTTGCTAATAATGAACTGACAATTACAGATGTTCAAGGTGACTTTGGAACAGGTTCTGGTGAAATTCTGAATTATACAAACTCAAGTGGAACTCAAGTCGTATTTGACGTTACCGCAAATCCAGCTGGTCAGGTTCCAACCTCTCCAGTTATTGAGGTTACCTCTGGTGACCACCTTACAATTAATCAAAGAAATCATGGAATGTATTCCAATACAAACCTTGTAACTTTGAGAGATATTCGTTCTACAGTGGAACCCACATCCCTAACCGCGGCATATGAATCCGGTGCTACTGGAAACATTTCAATCGGAAGTACTGTTAACTTTGTTGAGTTTGAGAATCTCGCAGTTAGTGCTACTAACCCCGGTTACATTCTTGTGAATGATGAGATTATCTCCTACACCGGAACGGATAACAGCAACAACCTTACTGGTATTACAAGGGGTGTTGATGACACCAATGTGATCAATCACGTCGTCGATGAGATTGTCATGAAGTATGAGTTCCAGGGTGTATCACTGAGAAGAATCAATAAGACCCACAATATGAATGAGGTCACAGATTCTAATCCATTTGACACCGATTTCTATAAGGTCAAGATTGATAGCTCTAAGAGTGGTTTGGATAGAACAACTTCACTCCAACCATCCCTGTTCTTCAACACGACATCTTCCGGTGGTGGTAAGAGGGCCAAGGGTTCATATAACCTTCCATTCTCGGAGATTCATCCTCGTATCGTCACTGTTACCCCAACGGGAACCAATATTGAACCATCCATCAGAACCATCACATCAACCAGTATTTCTGGTAACGAGGGTTCATTCGTTGACAAGGGATTTGAGAAGTTTAGCCTTGAGAAAACTCATTACTTTGATTCTCAAAGAATGGTTGCCTCACAATCCAATGAGGACACCTTCCTTGATGAACTACCAGCCAATAAGTCATTGACTGTAAGTCTGAATATGTCATCTACTGAGGATAGACTTACACCAGCTATCGATCTTGATGCGGTTAGTATGGTATTTACCTCTAACAGGGTCAATAGTCCTATAGCTGATTATGCTAGTGATCCTAGGGCAGATACGGTCATCAATGATCCTAACAAGTTCATGTATGTGACTCAACTCATCTCACTGAGTAACTCAGCAACTTCAATTCAAGTTCTGTGTGACGCATATCTTTCTGAGTCCTCTGATTTAAGAATGTTCTTCGCGATTGATCAGGACACCTCAGCCAAGGACACGATTTTCACTCCATTCCCAGGAAATGGTAATTTCGGATCAAATGGATCCGTTCTCAATATGTCCAATAATAACGGATTACCTGATAATAGTCTTGTGAAGAGTGATATTGAATATCTTGGTCCAGTACCAGTTAATCAGTTTAGGGAGTACAAGTTCTCTATAGATAGCTTACCATCCTTCACTTCCTTTAGAATTAAGATGGTCGGTACATCAACTAACCAGGCATATCCTCCAATGGTTAGAAACTTTAGAGCACTAGGATTGGCATGACACTCATCCCCGTAAAAGACAACCCCGGATTCTTTCGTGATAGTGAGACCGGGGCTATCGTGAATAATAACTCTGATAATTATCAGGCTTACATATCTCAAAGAGATAAACTCAACTCCGAAAAGGATAGAATTGATAAGCTTGAATCTGACATTGGTGATATCAAACGTATGTTGCAACAATTAACAAATGGCCAATAATACAATCACCTTTAACCCTGATGCCAATCCATCGGCATATGGTGTCAATTTGACCATTAACACTAGATCTGATTTTACATCAACCTTCAAGGTTGTAAAACCAGATAGGTCAAACTTTGATTTTACTGATTATACCGGTTCGTCTCAGATGGCGAAGTCGGTATCCATCGGATCAAGTATGGTTGCCGCAGGAACCTTTATTGTTGGTTTTACAAGTGCCTTTGATGGTGAGTTCTCACTATCCATGGGTAAAACTGAGACCGGAGGTTTGAGACCAGGAAGATACGTTTGGGACATTCTTGTGGGTTCTGGCACCACTGTGTATAGATTGGCTGAAGGTAATGTCACTGTGGTATCTGGGATTTCATCAGCTCTCTAAATAGTAAAAAACTATAGTATATAAATGGCGCAACCCACCTCTAGACAAGAATTGATTGATTACTGCCTGAGGCAGTTGGGTGCCCCTGTAGTTGAAATCAATGTCGCTGAAGAGCAGATCCAAGACTTGGTGGATGACGCTATTCAACTGTTCCATCAGAGACATTTTGATGGGGTAATTCAAACATTCCTAAAGTATGAGATAACTCAAGCAGACAAAGACAGAGCCCAAGCCGTACCTCCGGGAGCTCCCAGTGGAAGGGGTTCGGTTGGTATCGCGTCAACCTCTGCAGAGGAGAGTATTGTAGGAACAGCCACAACATTTACATACTACGAAAATAGTAATTATATTAAAATTCCTAATGATGTAATTGGTATTAACAAGGTTTACCAATGGGATGCCCTGATGGGTATTGACAGTAGAAACATGTTTAGTTTCAAGTATCAACTGTTCTTGAATGACATGTTCTATATGGGAACAACTGATATCCTGTCATACTCGATGAGTAGGTCCTATATTGAAACACTAAACTTCCTATTGAACACACATAAGGCAATCAGGTTCAATCAGAGACAGGATAGGATGTATCTTGATGTCGCCTATGATGATTTAACTGTTGGTGATTATTTGGTTATTGATTGTTGGAAGGTCCTTGATCCCAGTGACACCCCTGGTGTTTTCAATGATCCATTCCTGAAGAAGTATCTGACAGCCCTGATCAAGAAACAATGGGGACAGAACCTCATTAAGTTCCAGGGTGTCAAACTACCTGGTGGCATTGAGTTTAATGGGAGACAGATCTATGACGATGCCCAGGCTGAGATTGATAAGATCGAAGACAAGATGATGAGTACATATGAAATTCCACCTCTTGATCTTATCGGGTAAGGTTCATGCTCAATCCATATTTTCTCAATGGTTCTAAGAATGAACAGAGCCTCATACAGAGCTTAGTAAATGAACAGCTCAAGATGTATGGGGTGGAGGTATATTATATGCCTAGACAATACATGACAGAAAATACGGTAATCAAGGAGGTTATCGAATCGAAGTTTGAACATGCCTATCCACTTGAGGCATATGTAGATAGTTATGAGGGATTTGGTGGTCAGGGGACACTCCTGTCCAAGTTTGGTATTCAGGAAAAAGATGACCTAACACTGGTTATCTCAAAGGAGAGATATCAGGAATATATCTCACCATTCATGAAGGATATCCGGTATGAAGGGTGTCACACACAGACCAAGGGAGGGTGACCTGGTATGGTTCCCACTTGGTGATAAACTGTTTGAGATCAAGTATGTTGAACATGAACAACCCTTCTACCAGTTGGAGAAGAACTAC